GCGCGATTGAGTGCTGGACCGAATGCGGATTGTAGCCGTGCGTGTGTTCTCAACCGAACCCGCCGCAACACGCTCTTTGCCCGTAGTCTCACGCACGTTTCCCCAGACTGTGAACAGCGGTTCAAAATCGCCAGTCACGTTCCCAAACCCATCATCAACCAACTTCTTGCGGTTGAACGCTACACGGTGGCGCATCCTGCCAATATTCATCGGATCGGCATAATTCTGTAAGTCTTCATAAGGTATTCCGCGCTAATTAGGGCCTGCGTCAATGCCCCCTCAAAGCCTTCGGTACGGCGCTGTTCAAGTTCTGCTGCTATCATCAAAACAGAGTGGATCAGATCGGCTGGAACTATTGAGTATCCAGCAACATAGGTAATCGTGACAGGGTAGCCATCACCCACAACCTCCGGCCAATCTTCAGACGGGATAAGAAGCGCCGGCGAATGACCAATCGCCGTGCAGCCTGTGAACTCAACACCATCAACAAAAACGCTTATGAGGCTTGAAACCATTCCGCCCGGCAGTTCAATAGGACACTTCCCCGAAGGCAACTTGCGCAGTGATAACGTGCACTCACGCGACGATAAAAGCCTGAGAGTGCTTTTCTCAACGCTTGCGACCGCCGCATCACCATATGATGTGATTAAACCGTCCTGCTCAGTTACATCAAGCTCAATATACATCTGATCTTTGAGCATATTGAGAGATACAACTCCGCTGGCTGCGTCCGATGCCGTCCAAATGCGGTCGATTGGGCGGTAAGCCATGCTTACCCAGCCTTCTTTGCTGCACCAACAGAGGCAAGCCGCTCGGCTTCTTCTGCTGACACTTCGACCGTATCGCCGGGGCCGGGTTCACCTTCGAATCCAGAATAAACGCAATTTAACACAACCGCGATAAGATCGGGCTTTTTATCGGTATTTTTCGCCATTTTTCGGCCTCCAAATAAGGTTGGGCGCGACCTAAGCCGCGCCCTTTTTTCTTAGGATGCAGCGTTTACGAACACGCGAACTGCACCAACATCGGTCAGGTTGCCGCCAGAACGCATCCACGCAAGGAAACCGACTTGGCCCTTTTTCATGTAAGCGGAATCGGTGAAGCGGAACATTTCCATTTGCATCGCATCGCGGATCTTATATCCCTTGAAGTCGCCAAACAGCACAGACCGCGCGCTTGCGGCCATATTGGCAACCTGCTGATTGATCACAATGGGCGACCCGAGCAAGCGGTCAGGTTCGCCGCCGGGGTTGGACGCCTCATAGCCCGGTACAAAGATTGGACGCGAATTACCATCCTTAATCTTACGCAATACCGCCAACGTGGCATCGTTGAACATCCACGAACAAGCGCCAGTCTCACGATAGGAAGGATCAACCGAATGCTGAAGCGAAACAAGGCTGTCATAGGTGATTGCCGTGACCTGCGATGTCGCATTTGCGGCCGTCACACCAACAGTTGCACCCGTTGCAACTCCATTAGGCTGTGCCGCGCCTGTGCCGGTGGTGAAAAGCTGATTGGTGATGCGGCCGAGACGGGTCACAAGGCGCTGGCGCACAAAGGCCTCAACGTCAACCGAACTATCTTGGAGCAATTCAATCGGAACCGCTACAACCTTGGACGAAAACTTGTACACGGGCAAACCAACAGTTCCGAAGTCAACGTCAGCATCCGCAGCCGATACGTTTTCCGCCACCAACTCGCCAACCTCTGACGTGCCGTCAGAAGAGGGGTAAGACATTGGATTGCCTTGCGTCGTTGAAAACACATCAGCGACCCGGCGCATCCCGCCATAGGCCTTCAGCGCGTCAATTACTGAGGTCGCAACTTCAGTCGCTACTGTGAAGCCGCCTTCGCTGCCGGTTGTGGTGGACATGGTGTTGCGAATGAATGCAAAGTCAGCATCATTGAGAGCCTTGTCGCCGCCGCGCAGCCACTTAGCGTACACAGCCATGCCCTTGTCATCGGAGTTGCGCGCTACGCGCTCCGCACCCTCGGCAACATTGTGAATCACAGCTTCATCAGCTATTTTCGCGTTCATATCATTGAAGCGCTTGATCCCCTCGTCAACCTCGTCAAGTTCAATCATGGCCTTGTCGTAGATCGGCTGATCTGTTGCAGCGTCCCATTCTGGCTTGGCGACAAGTTCTTTTAGCGCGTTGGCAATCGCGCCGCGCCGCTCGCGCAGTGCTTGGATAGACATATTAAATTCTCCTATGTCAGTTTGTGCCGCTATGCGGCGATGATCTGGCGCGGCGCGCTCAGATTGCTTATGCAGCCAAACGGGCGGCAAGCTGCCGACCCCGCATCGCTTGCATGTCAGGCTCAACCGATTCCGGCGTAGCCTCTTGTTCTTGCGCATCAACAGGATCTGCCTGCTCAGGCTGAATCGGTTTAGGCATTTCGGGCGCGTTGGCATAAACCGACAAATCCCAAGCCGCTTTTGGCTTTTGGTTGTTAGTCGCTATAACTTCGTCAGCCAGACCAGCGGTTAACGCCTCATCAGCGGTAAACCATGTTTCTGCGGCCATCAGCGCAAGGTATTCTTCAACATTGCCACCCGTTTTTGTCGCATATCCTGCCGCAATCTGTACGTCGATCTTTGCCAGTAAGTCAGCAGTATCGCGCAAATCAGATTCGTTGCCTATCACAGCACCCCAAGCCTTATGAATCATCATCATTGAGCCGGGGGCCATCTGGACATGAGAAGCCGCGCAGGCGATCACGCTAGCAGCAGAAGCTGCCAAGCTATCAATCTGCACCGTGATTGGGTGTTCATGCGCGCGCATTGCCGTAACCATTGCCTGCGCGCCAAATACCGATCCGCCGGGCGAGTTGACGCGGATTGTCAGCGGCCCGCTTGCGCCTTGCAAAGCGCCAATAAACTGCCGAGGTGAGATACCGCCACCCCATTCGGCGTCGTCATCGTCTTCGGCGATAACGTCGTAAAGCCAGATCACGCCAGCTTCGGCGCGAAATTCACCAAGCCCACGGTTGGCGATGCGCAATTTCATGTTGCTATTCATTGGGTTTATCCTCTGCGTCTGTTTCTGGGGGCTGCACACCATCAGGCGCAGTCGGGGCGGTCTGTACTGGGGCAGTGCCGGTAATTTGCTTCGGCAGGCGCAACATAGTCCGCACCTCCTCAATAGACATAATAGGTGCCTCGCCTGCGCGACCCAAAGCCGTGCGCAGCGCTGTCATCATCACGCCAAGATCTGCGCGCTCAAGTTCGGCGGTGTCAAACTCAGCCACCCGCGAAGCCGTGCGGAAAAATTTCCGGTTTATCTCATTCTGAAATGCGTTGAGGTGGTCGCGCAAGGCGAACCGCACGAAGCCTGCGCCCATCGCTGCGACACCAGTACCCCAACTCGATGTTTTCTCCGTGTGGCCGATCATAAATGGGGGAACGCCAAACGCTCGGCAGATTTCTTCCACCTGAAACTTGCGCGTTTCAAGTAGCTGCATTTCCTCCAGTGGCATGGTCAGCGTCTTGATGTCTAAGCCGCCCTCTAGGATCATGGGCTTGCCGCTGTTCATTGGCCCTTTGTGTTGATCTAGGCTGTCTTGTAGGCGCGCAAATTGCGCATCCTCAAGGTTGTTGGGAGTGGTTAAAGCGAAATCAGGACGGCCTAAGTTTTTCAGGAAACTAGCGGAAAAATCCTGCGCGCTGATCGCAAGAGTTCCAGCCGTACTTAGGGAGTTACGCAGCGCAGAAACCCCACGCAAGCCGTCATAGCCAAAGCCGGGGACGTGCAGCATATCGTCTTGGTCAATCGTTCGCACGGCTTGCGCTTCTGGGGTTGGTGAAAGGATCGTGATGTCCGGTTGCACACGGTAAACCAGACGCCATCCGTCAGGCGACGCAATAGCTTCAACCCTGAGCGGGTGAATGGGCATCAGCCCTTTGATGTTGCCGTTTCGGTCGCGGATAATTTCCGCAAATGCGTCGCCGTGCAGCAGCTTCGACGCCACTAGAAAAGACCAGCCCGCAGCGGCAGGCCATCGCGGTGAAAACTCCTCGTTGAGAATCCACCAAAGCGGTGTGCTTTGGTCACGGCTCAAGTCGCCATCCCGCGCCCGTGCATAAACGTGCATAGGCATTGACGATATCGCGCCAGTAATAAGCTGGACACACGCATAAACAGCGGTCACACGCATTGCCGCTGTCTCAGACGGGCTATGAAAGCCACCTGTCAAAGATTCCCACACAGCATCCCCGCGACGCACAGAAGCGCTATCAATGGTCTGCGCCTTTGGGGCCAGCCATTCGCGGGCCTTGCTAAAGATGCTCATAGAAATCTAATCCTCGGCTCATTCGGTTTGGCCGCTTCCATGTCAGCGGTCGCGGAACCTACTGCCATTGCGATTGTCACAAGCCCGTCAATCCGGCCTCGGCTCTTGTTCTTGTCGTAAAACTTGTTTTTCTGTGCATCCGAAATGATGACCGCATTAGATGCGCAAATGTCAGTCAAACGACTGCGATCAACCACAAGCGTTCCTTTG